ATGATCAAGACGTGGAAAAACAAGGAGCTGCAGCGGCTGTTCGAGCAAGGTGCGAGCCGCCGTATTGACCAGAAGCTGCAGAAGCGCGTTGCTGAACGCCTGCAGGTGCTGAACAAGGCCCGCACCCTCGAGGAACTGAACGTGCCGGGCTGGCACTTCCATCGCTGGCAGGGCGACCGGACCGTCCTTTCGATCTCGGTCAGCGGCAACTGGCGAATTCTGTTCAGATGGAATAATGGAGACGTATTCGATGTCGACCTCGTCGATCCCCACTCGTAACGACGCGGGGCCAAGCGCCCCGCCCGCCTACGGAGCCATCATGCCCTACAAGGCAGGCAAACGCACCGCTGCCCCGATCCACCCCGGCACGATCATCAAGAGTATTCTCGACGACAACCGCATTTCCGGCCGCGCCGCCGCCGAGGCGATCGGCTATTCGGCGAACGGGGCGGCGAAGATCCTGCGCGGCGAAACCCCGGTGACGCCCGAGTTCGCCGCCCTGATCGGGGCTTACATCGGCAACGGCGGCGCGATCTGGCTCGCCCAGCAGGCCGACTACGACATTTTCCACGCCGAGAAGGAGCTCGCTTCGCGCATCGCGAAGATCAAGCCGATCGCGAAGCTGTAAAGAGAAAAGCCCGGCCGCGACAGGCGCGACCGGGCTTCGTGGAAACGTCAGCCGAAGCTTCAGACCACAAGTCTAGGGAGGAAACGCCCCGCACGCGCGGCGGTCAGCCGTTCGTGCGTAAGGAGGGCGGCGAAAACGCGACGCCATCGCGTTCGCACACCCCTGGACGAAAAAGCCCGGCGCGAGGGCCGGGTTTCACTTTACAAAATCCGCTCGATTACTTGTCAACGCTTTACGCCTCCACCATTTCGCCGTTACGAACCCATCCGTGCCAATGCCCGTGAGCCCAGACGGAGGGTTCGAGTGTCGGCTTTTCGCGATTGCCGTCCCATTTCCACGACGGCGAGTGCGCTGGTTTCTCGCGACCGATGGGAAGATCTATATAGATCCAGCCCTTCTCTTTCTTCAGGAAGGGGCGCAGGGACGGTATTGCCATCTGAATGCGCGTTCCGTCCTCGTTGATACAGAAATCGCCAAGCTGCTGAATGCCATCAAAGCCGTCGCTCACCGCACGCATCCGAATTGGAGTGTGTCCATGTTTGGGTGTTTCAGGATAGTTCATTGCCGCCTTCGCTCCGTTCCGGATTCGAGCCGCTTCGCGCCGTGTTATCTCGATCGCGCCTAACCGCACGGCACGCGCGCGGTTCTTCCTGCAGATATCGAAATGGTCGCGATGCAGCCATGCACGCCGTAACCCCAGCCGGTCCGCCATGGCGAACAGTTCGCCGGGCGTGTCGGCGATCATGTGGCACAGGATCATGCCGCGGTAGCGGGCTTTCGCGTCGTCGACATAGACCGCCATCAGGCACCGAACAGGTCGCCCTTGCGCTTGGCGAGATCGAGCAGCGCGGGATCGGGGCCGAACACCAGAATCTCCTTCACGTCGGATGCCTCCCCGCGCGAGATCGTGTATTTCGTCTCGACCGTCTCGACGCCGAACCGCCCGAAAATCTTGCGCGTTTCCGGCGTATCGTTGAGCGAGAGCAGGAAGCGCCCCTCGATCTGCTCCAGCGCATCGGCGATCTTGTCGAATTCGTAGCGCGAGAAGCGGCCGGCGCCGTAGTCGTCTTCGCTGCCGTAGTACGGCGGGTCGAGATAGAACAGCACCTGCGGCCCGTCCCAGCGCGCGATGAACTCGGCCCACGGCAGGCACTCGATCGTGACGCCGGCGAGCCGCTCGTGGATCGCTTCCAGGATTGGCCCGAGCCGCGTTACGTCGAAGCGGCCGCCCTGCTGGTTGTTCACGCCGAAATTCCGCCCAGCGACCTTGCCGCCGAAGGCAAGCCGCTGCAGGTAGAGAAACCTCCCCGCGCGCTCCAGATCCGTGAGCGTGTCGGGATAGGTGTCCATCAGCCGCTCGAACTCGCGCCGCGACGCAATCTGGAACTTCAGCGTCTCCATGAATTGCGGGTAGTGCCGCTGAAGAATGCGAAAGAAGGTCGCGACGTCGCGCGAGATATCGTTGATCACCTCGCAGCGCGGCGCACGCGAGCGGCGCAGGAACACCCCGCCCATGCCGACGAAGGGCTCGGCGTAGGTCTCGTGCGGGATGGCTTCGATCGCTCGGGCGATGTGCTCGGCGAGCCGCTTCTTGCCGCCGATATAAGCCGCTGCCGGTCGCACCGGCGCGACCGGCCTGAATTCCTGCTCCATGCTCTGTGAACCGTTTCTCAACGCCTCGACGCGACATTGCTCGCGGCGGGGCGGCAGTGAGTCACTTCCTGCTGTACGGGCTCATATCCATTGGGTCCCGTAGTTCGGAGCGCGCCAACGCTCCGGCCCCCGCCACGCTCAGGTCTTCGAGCGCGCACGCTCGAGTTCGGACTGCATGAACTTGTCGAGCCGCGCGTTCAAACCTTTCACTTCATCACGCACCGAGCCCATCTGCTCGCGCACGTCGTTACGCATGCCATCGACCGATTTCGTCATGCGGTTCTCCGCCTCGATCAGGCGACGGTCGGTGAGAAACTCCTTCGCCGCCTGTTCGCGGTAGTCGTTGAATTTCTCTTCGAGCAGCTTGACCTGAGCCTGCGCCAGCGTGGCCTGCGACATGGCGTTCTCGCCGGTCTGGAGCCGCCCTCCCATCTTCATCCAGAACGCGATGATGCCGATGATATTGCCGGATGCGAGCACCAGCGCGCCGACGATCAGGAACTGCATCAGCGCCGGGTTCATCACTGTCGCTTGTTCAGCCATTATTCCCTCTTCAGAATTGCGCCCACGTTCTCAGAGCGGGATCATTTCTTCTTTCCGGCATAGTCGCTCCGGCGCTGCTCGTACCACGAGCGAGAGTAGATCAGGCGCTGGTTTGCAAAGCGCAGGTCGCCCGTGCACTGGGCGAGCGCGGCTCCTCCCTGATTGATCAAAGGCAGCAGCGCTTTGATTTCTTCCAGCATTACCGCTTCCTGGCCAGCCACTGCCCCGCGGCGCTCGACAGCGTCTGCACCGGCATCACGATGAAGAAACTCTGCACGATCGCCCACTGATATCCGTCGTATGGCGCTGGCAGCTTCGGGATACCCCACGAGCCTACCTTGTGCGTCCCGAAGTAAGGCAGAAACCAGTCGCCAAGCCACAGGTACGGGAACGGAATCGAGTCCAGCATTACGGCACCGAAATGCGCCGCAGCGGGGACGCCGGCTATCAGGATGATCAGCTTTGCACCCCACCACGCGTTCGCGGCGAGCTTCATGCGGTTGATCTCGACCTGCGCGCTAAGCCAAGCCTGATACCGGGCGGTGTCGGCCTCGGTCCCTGTCTTGAACCCTTGAAGTTCGACGTCGGCACGCTTGTGCAAGTAGTCCGCGACCTGCGTCGTGAAGTTTGGCAGGAACGACAGCAGCTTGAGTGCGAGGCCGATCATTTGCGATCCTCCGGCCCTGTCTTTTGGCCAATTCCTCGCGCCATGTTTGCCCGCAAAATGATGCCGAGCAGGATCAGGAACTGGCTGATGCGCTTCGCGTACGGCCCGAACCAATACTCGAAATCGAGAAGCTGGAGTTCTGTGAGAAGCGAGGGAAGCTCGGAAATGATGAGCGAGAACGTCAATACGATCATGACGCCCCAGCCCTTTATCCTGAGTCTTAGCCGTTCCCAGAAGCTGTCGGCATGCGCGTAGAATTCACGGAGCTCATCCGATTTCGCGAGGCGCGGCCGGATGAGCCACACGTAGATGACGACGAGCGACAAAAATATCCACGCCGTCCAGAGCAGTTTGGGGCTCATGACATATCTCCAAAACAGGATGTTGATGAAACCGCGAGGGGTCTAGGGCTTGGCGTCAGCTCCAGTTTTCTTCGACAGCCTTCTTCTTTTTCGCCATGCGGCCGAAGAAAATGACTATGCCTACGATGGCCGCGACAACGACGGCGATCGCCATCCAGTCGACCTTGGTTTCGGCGGCGACAATCTTCTCGGGCTGCTCGACGTTCGCTACCGTTTTGGTGGCGCCAGCCGTCACGCCGGCGGCGACCGCTACGTTCCGTCCGTTGCGATCCGGGGCCATGGCATCCTCGACCGCTGCGCTGAGCGCGGTCGGGTCCGGGCTGCCCTCCGCCGCATCCTTCAGAATCCCGAGAATGCGGTTCTTCGCCGCCTCACGCTCGGCAAGGTGGAGGCTGCCACCCTGCCATGCCTTCGTGGCGCCGCGCATGTCGTCGACGTCGGCAAACCGGGACAGGTTCGCACGCTTCCAGAAGGCGGCGCAGATCTCCGGCGCAATCATAGGGTTGGCGGCCTTGTCAGGATTTCCTACGAGGTCGATGCCGATCTCGTTCGAGACCCACCGGTAGTTATCCTGGCCGGTCAGTTGGTTCGCGCTGCGGCCGCGATAGTGATAGCCGTCGCCGGTCAGGTTGTTGCCCATGCGGCCGCCATAGACGTAGTTTGCGAGCTTCTGGGGGTTGTTCGCGTACGGCTGGGCAGTGGCGTGCGTCGGGAAGCGGTTCGGCCAGACCTGCATCAGGCGCTGCGCGCTGTAATTCAGGTTCTCCTCGAAAATCCTGAGTCCTGCCGATTCCACGGTCATGTGCCCGAAGAGATAGGCGAGCCGTGTGCGTGATGCGTTGATGCCGTACTTGCCGAGCACGGAATCCTGTTTGTCGACGAAGGCCTGGAGCGCAATCGGGTTCCCGTTCGGGAATATGCGCTTCATCAACGGGACGGTAAGACGGATCGTCACGACCGCACCCAGGAGATGATCGCGAGTACGGTCGGAATTGCGAGGACCGTCGTCACGAAAGCGTAGCCAACGGTGAAATTCGGGTGCGCCGGGACGAACTCGGTTGCGAGCCAGCGGCGGCCGGCGCGGTGCTTAGCCACGGCGAATTGCGCAGCGGCCGCGATCGCGGCCCCGATCTTCTTGATCGTTTCCATCGCTTGTCCTTTCTGGATTTTTAGAGTCTCAGGCCTTCAACTGCCCGTTTCGGTGACATAGAGGCAGTTCGTCTTCGCGTCGGGATGGCCGATCATCGACCAGCCGTTCTCGTCCCGGTTGCCGGTGCAGCGGCGCACGCGGCCGTGCGGGCTCCTGCCCTTGGCCTTGACCACTTCGCCGGTGTGCAGGATGCGGTAGGTGTCTTCCGTGAGCCGCACGATTCCGCCGCGCGGCACGTCGAAGCAGGCGTTCGCCGTGCAGCAGCACGACGCCGCGATGAAACCTTCGCAGTTCGGATACTGCAAAGGATCAGGGCTCTCCTGCGCGCGCGCCGGCGCGAGCAGGACGAGCGCGAACAGGAGCAGGATCCTCACGGGTTCAGCGCCGCGACTTCCGCTTGGTAGCTTGCGAAATGCCGCGGGTTGCGGCCGCGCCCATTGCATGGGTCCGGCTGCATGTAGAACGGGCCATCCACCTTCGGATCGCCTACGGCTTTGATCTGGTAGTGGTACGTGGCGCCGTGCAGCGGCACGCACCGAACCGTGTTCACGCCGCCCGGACCGTTGCCGTCGGCGACCGCAACCGGCGCTGCCGGGTTATTTGGGCAGGTGCCGACGACGCGCTCGATATGCGGTCCGGTGATGCGGAGCGAATTGACCGCCCCGGCCGGCGCCGGCGTCGAGCAAGATGGATGTTTCCAGCCATAGGTGACGTCACCGTACTTGCAATCGCGAAAGCCGCCGGCGATGGCCGCGTGCCGCTGCTCGCGGCCGCATTGCAGGCAGGTGAAGTCGGTGTAGTTCTTGCCGCGGCGAAGGATCAGGAATATCCCGGCCCGATCCACACCGTAGAAGACCTTCTTTGCCATATCGATCGGAACACGCATAACCGCGCGGGCATTGCGCTCGATCTGCCGCGGCGTGAACGCGCGGGCGGCTGCGCGCACCGCCTGCGGGGCGGCGGCGACAAAGGCCGGCGCCTGCCGCTGCGTGAGCGCCTGGCGCTGGAACGAGCCCTTGGCGTAGTGCGCGGGATTGCGCAGGAACGCGCCCTGGTCCTCGGCGGACGCGGGCAGGAACGAAAGGGCCACGGCGAAAAGAGCGGCGGCCACTACAAAGTAGTGCTTCTTCATGGTCGTCTTCCTTGTGCTGTTGGTGAGGTCTTCCCGGCATCGCCGGTCGAGCCGCGCGCGAAGCGCGCGGTCCGGAGGCGATGCCGAAATCGAAAGCCGCGCGCGGGTCCGGAGCCGGTTCGCAAATCCAAAACGAGTCTGTTTTCAGGGGCTTGCCGGAGCCGTTGCGGTGCCGTTCGTCAGGGTCTAGGAAGGTTCCTGCTGCCGACCGAGTGATTGCGGAAAGCAGCCTGCGCAACCTTGCGTGTTGACCGGAGTCGCCCTCTGTCGGGCGGCCCTCAGCCATAAAACAGCCTCACGGCGAAAGCTGCGGGGCGTGGGACTCCGGTCACGCGCAATCACCCGTCCCGGCACCAGCCGGGCGACCGGAGGACACGATGATCTGGAATCTCCGCTGCTGGCTTTACCGCAAGTGGAACGAATGGCGCGGCACATGCACCGCCGACATTCCCGAAGGCTCGGTCAGCGAGAACGGATATTACGACTGACTATTCGGCGAACAGATAATTCACGGAACGCACTGCAACAGCGGCAGTGCAGATGTCAGCATCGCCGCCAACACTCCATGACCCCGGCCCGAAGGACTTCTGGTGTCTGCGCCAAGCGCGGCAATTGATGTCGCTATGTGCGACTCCGGTGCCACCGGTATTTTCTGACAACGAAATAATCGAAGCCTCTCCGCTAGGAGAAGGCGGGGTAACCGTTTCCGGCGCGCTGTGCGCCATGAATGCGATCCAGAGCGTTGCCTCGTTGAACCAGCCCGGTGTCAGCGTCGGTGTGCTAAGGCTGGTTGTAAGGATGCTTGTGAAGTTCACACCAGAATTAACGACGTCGGCCAACGCGCCGGCAGCAAGACCACGGATGGCAAGCGCGATATGCGCGGTGCGGGAATTGTTTCCGGTCGACATGGATACTGTCGAGCCTTCGCTGCCGTTCGAAATCTTCGCATACACCCCGATCCGCACGTCTTCATTGTTCGTAATGTTGGTGGCCTGCTGCAGTTCGGTAAAGCCCGAAGGCCCGGTAAACACCGCATCGACCCGGACGTTGCTGGCGTTACGACGAGCCGCGGACGATCCGATCAGCAGAAGATCACCGGCCGCGTAGGTGCTAGGAAGATTGACCGTGTGCGATGTGTTCGTGCCAGACCCCGGCGTCGTCGCGGAACTGACGATGGTCGGAAATTCATAAAACTGCCTACGGCGGCGCGGGGCGCGCGCCGCAGACCTGGCAAGCGCAGGCACGCCCATCAGCGCACCGCGACCGTGAACACGCGATGGTCTTCCGAGGCGTTCATCGAGAATGTGAACGTGCCGGAATACCCCCTGAAATCCTGATAGTGCTCGCCGCCGAATACGCCGGGGCCTTCCGTCGTCGGCGCGAGGTTCGCGCGCACTCGGATCGACGCAAACGAGTCGTTCTGCGCATACGGCGTGTCGTCGTCGTCGGTGACGAAAAACCGCAGGATCATCGTGTCGTCGTGCGGCACCAGCACGCTCGGCGCGGTAGGCGCGGCACTCGTCGCCGTCGCGTCACCCGCAATCGAAAGCCAGCTCGATCCGTTGTGGCCGCGAATGACCAGAAGCGACCCTGCCCGCTCCTGTGCGGTCGTCCAGGACCAGGTGAGCGAGCTCGCCTCCACTTCTGTCGAGGTCGCGATCTTGGCCTGTATCGCGCCGTTGCCGGAAGCCGTGGTGCCCGTGATGGTGGAAAACCCGGAAGGCGGGGTCAGCGCCGACCACGACGGATCGATGCCGATGACCGCAACCAGGAGATCGCCTTCCTGAATATCGACCGCGGACACATCGAAGACGAGCGAAGTGCCGGTGCCGGTCGGCGCTTCGTTCCTGACGATTGCGACATAGGGCTGCTCGACCCAGCTTCGCGCGACCGTATATTTTCCGTTGGCCAGCCTTTGAATCTGCAACACGCTCTTGCGCGTGACCGTCGGCACCCTGCCGACATAGACCGCGGAATTGAACGTGAGTTCAAACCCGTTCGGGTTGATCTCCAGCGTGAAGGTGACGCCGAAGTCGTCGGGCCAGTTCGACGGCGCCTGCAATTCGGCATTGGCAGAGAGTGTGTGCGCGAAATATAGCTTTTCGCCGCCTTCGACATCGACCGTGAGTTGGCTCGACCCTTCCGTCGCGGTCGCAGGATCGGTCAGCGCCATCAGGGCTTCGATGTCGAGCCCGCCGCCGCCCGGCGTTGGAAACGTCACTTTGCGCGAGTTGCCGCCGCGCACGGCATGGAACAGGTCGCCTTCCTGTGCCTCGCCGCCGTCGGTCAGATCGCCGATTTCCTTGTCTGCCATAGTGCCCTCAATAAAGAATGACGGTCACGATGCGCCGCCCGAGTTCGCTCTCGGCTTCCGCCGTGATCGTGGCCTGGCCGGATTCCAGCGCGCCGCTCGTGAAGATCGTGAAGCGAATGGTCGCGTCCGTCGCGGCATCGCCGGAAACGAGATCGCCGGCGGCCGAGACGATGGCTTTCACCGCGGCGTCCAGCTGCGCCTCGCCGGACACCAGCACGCCGGAGGCTTCGATCTTCGCCCTGACCTCGGCCGCGAGCGCCGCCGACTGCGACTGCATCGCGCCCTGCACCACGATCGTGTCGGAGGTAACCGCGATCGCGGCGAGTGCCGCGTCCTGCGAGAGCAGTTCGCCGCTCGCAGAGATCCGCGTCGTGACGGTGCCGGAGATTTCGCTCTCGCCAGCGGCGAGTTCTCCGGCCGCCGCGACGATGGCGTTCACGGAAGCCGAAAGCGCGGCTTCTTCCGATTGCAGCAGCCCGGAGGCGGCAACCACGGCTTTCACCGAGGCCGAAAGCACCGCATCGTCGGCAAGCAGGGTGCCCGACGCCGCAATGCGGATCGCGACGTCGTTCGTGACCGCAGCATTGCCCGACGAGAGATTGCCGCTTGCGGCGACCGAAGCCGCAACTTCGCCGCTGACAGTCGCTTCCTGCGATGCGATCCCGCCATAGACCCGCAGCACGTTGTCCGCGATCTCGACGGTGCCCGCGATCACGCCGTCCTGGGAGACGAGCACCGCGCTCGCGGCGACCAGCGGCTTGACCGATACGGCGACCTCCGCGTCACCCGACTCCAGCACGCCGCCGAACTGGACGATCGAGACCAGCTCGGCATCCTCGCCGGATTGCATGTCGCCGGAGAGCAGCAGAACATCGTCTCCGGACTGCATGTCGCCGGAGAGCAGGATGCGACGGCGCGCAATCACTTACGGCGCCGCTTCGTAGGTCAGGCTTTCGAGCGAGCAGTCCTGCCCGGGCGCGATGTTGGGGTTGGTCACCTCGACATCGCCGCCCATGCCGATCGCAGTCACCGAGCCAGCAAGACGCTGCGTGCCATCCTTGTCCCGCGTTACGAAATTATCGATGTCTCCTTCATCGCCGGCCTGCACTTCGATCGGCAAGCCCTGCGCAGTGATGATGCCCGTCGCCGTGGCAGGCGCGGTGTCGAACGCGGGGTCGTCGAGCGGAAACTCGACAATGACGGTCGAGCCGTCGCGCAGCTGCAGCACGGCATCGCCGGCAGAGCCTACATCGTGATTGTCTCCAACCACGTTTGCGAGCGCGTTTCGCGTCGCATTATCATGGGTAACAGCCATCAGTTATCTCCTTTCGGGCCAGTGTTTACGGTTGCACGGATTTTCCCGGCGGCTGAGCCGCCGCGAAGGCGCGCTGCCGATTTCGATTTGCCGCGCGGCCCGGCGGCGGCGGTCTTTTCCATCCGCTGCACCTCGCGGGCCGCAGCGTTGCCACCCGCGAGCGCGATGCCTTCGGCCAGCATCTTGTTCGCGTCACCGACGTTGCGCTCGGTCACGCGGTAGTCGAACTCCGGCCTGTAGCGGGCCAAGAGCCGGCCCTTTGCGCTTCTTACTTCGTGCGGGGCGGACACGGTAAAGCGATCCCCCACCTTGAGGCTCATGCGTCTTCTCCTGTTTTGAAAACTCAGACGGGTATGCGGCGTCCGCGCAGCGCGATCTTCACGCCGGAAAGCGTTGTGTCTCTCGGATTCGGGCAAACGATGTCGAGCGATTCCCCGATATCGAAAACCGTTTCCTCCTCGAGCGCGAAAACACCGTGACTGCTGTCCGCGGCAAAGGTGACGGTGCCGATTTCGGCGTCACCTCTCGTGATCGAGAAAACCGTTTCGGCAGCCGCCGCCACGCGTGAAACGGCTTCCGAACCCTCGAAATCCACAGGGAAGGAAACCGGGTCCACGAACACGGTGCCTTCGACGATCTCGCCGCTGCGCGGACGGCCGGAGATCGCAAAGCTGACAACCGCGGTATCGCGCTCGCCGGTGAGCGCGGTCACCGTCTCGTCGCGATAGCCGTAGACGCGGAAGGAGTGCACCAGTGCGCCGGTCGCAGAATTGTTCACGGTCATCTGCGCGGTGATCGAAAGCGCCGTGGTTTCCTGCTGGCCGCCCTGAATGATGACAGAGATCGTGCTGACGTTGCGGTTGCCGCCATCGATGCCGGTCGTGCTGTTCGCGGTGATCTGCTCGGTAAAAATGCCGTTCGCGACCGCATTCCCGGCCGCCTTGAAGCGCCAGGTGAAGGTGGACTTCGCGTTGGCGTCCTGCTCGACACGGGACCGCACCACGGCCTCGATCTTGATCTTCTCGTAGGTGTTGGCTGGGAGCGAGAAAGTTTTGAGCGCACCGCTTTCGCTGAGCGAATTGACGTGTTCCGCCGAAGCGGTCTCGTCGCTGTAAAGCAGATGCTCCAGGCCGGGCAGCGAGACGGAACTGAACAGGCTGTCGAAGTCGTATTCGGCGCCGTTCGCGACCGCGGCGTAGGGGATGGTTTTTTCCCAGAGCTCGTCCGCGATGATCTTGCTCGCCGTGATCTCGAAGGCGCCGCCTTGTGCGACGAAAAAGAGGAAGCTGCCGTCGGCGGCGGCGACGAACGGATTGCCGAGTGCTGCGCCGCCGTCGCGCGCCGCGAACAGCTGGGCCGGCGGCTTGCCCGCCGAAAGCCGCCGCACCCGGATCGACGCCTCCGGCACGACGTTGCCGGCATCGTCCTGCACCTGACCGTAATAGCCTCCGCGCGCCATCAGTTGATCCGCGGGCCGAGAATGTCCGCGTCCCCTTCTTCGATTGTGCAGTAGGAAATTCCGTCGATGACAGCGCCAGCATTTCCCGGCGTTGTATTGACGGGAGTGCCGTTCACCTGAAATCCGTTAGAACCATTCTGGCCAATATCGCCACCCTTGCCGCCGCGATATAGAGAGCCAGAATTCCATTGAGAGTTGCCGCCGCGCCCACCCAGAAGATCGGTCCCCGGTTCGGCACTATTTGTTCTGTAGTTTCCGATCGCGCCCGGATTAAATCCGCCGCCGCCACCACCGCACCCGCCGGTCATATCGTAAGCAATAGGATTTTCCGCGCCGCCGCCGCCACCACCGCCGCCGCCAGCTTTCCCGCCTTCGATTACCTTGATAACGATTGGAACCCGCGTCCTGATAGCGGGGCCGCCATTCTGTCCGTTCTTGTTTCCATTGGTATAAACGCCATTCATGCCGTTCAGATAAACTCCATTACCGCCGTCGCCGCCTTTTCCAAGAACAAGGCCACGAATTTCCAGCGTGATCGGTAGGCCTTCCGGCCAGGAACTGCCGTCGCCGAAATCGAGCGCGGCGATCGTGGTCGCGATACTGCCGACGCGCGCACCTGCGACCACGATCACCGTCAGCGAAACGCCGTTTGCGACATCCTCGTCGGTCAGCGCCGGATAGATCAGGTCGTGTTCGGCGCGAACATTGATGTTGTAGCGGTCGCCCTCCAGAAAAAGCCGCCGCTGATTCTGGTCGATGATCTGCGCGCCGCCGCGCATTTCCTCGGCCGCGAGCGAGAAGCGGTCTTTCTTGGCCGCGATCGAGGTATTCTGGAGCGGCAGGAAAATCCCGCCGCCGGTCGCATCCTGGATGGCGCGCGCGCAGGCAAGATGGCAGGACTCGCCTAAAACCGGCGTTCTGGCAATCGCGCGCGACAGATCGAATTCGATCAGCCGCGGCGCCACTTCGTAGCGCGAAAGACGCACTTCGCTCACGTTCTCCGCAATCGGCCTGCCGCTTGCGGGAATCCAGCGCGAGAATATCTTCTCGATGGACGGCGGTTCGTTGAGGGCCTGCTGCAGCGCGGTCACGCGGACCACGACGGCGCGATAGTTCTTCGGCTCTTCCTCGCCTTCGATCGGGCTGCGCTTGCCGTAATAGGTCCAGACCGAGGACCGGCGTTTTTCGGGCTGCTCGGCAATGCGAAGGCTCCGCTCGATATAATTCGACTCGTCGTAGCGCACCGCGCCGGCCTGCACCTCCCGCAGCACCCGCAGCCTGATTTCGGGAACCGTTTCGTCGGTCCAGACGCAGAGCGAGAAGTCCTTGACGATCTCTTCCCATATCTTCTTGACCGCGGTCGGCTCGGCGATATCGGCGGTGATCAGAATGCCGAGATAGCTTGCGATCTCGATCCGCCATTGTTCGACCGGCGTCAGCGCCGGACCGATGTCGGCATAGTTGTTCGCAAGGTCCGCAAGCACGTCTGCCGGGTCGGCCGCGACGTAGCTTTTCATCAGCTGCACGCGGTCCTGCGCGTTGTGGGCCTGCGCGACCGTTTCTTTTTGTGCCCGGAAGATCGAAAGCCCGTCGGGACCGAGGTTGGTGTAGCCGGCAGGCACCGAATCCGGGAAATCGGCGCCCCAGAACACGGCGTTCTGGATGCGAGCCTCCTTCAACGCCCCCTTGAAAAAATCTCCGGAAGCGTTGCCGTTGGTGCCAATGCGCAGCGTGCTCGAATAGTTCGGGATCGAAATGTTGGCCGTCGTGCTGGCAACGGTCACCCCGTCAACGCGGATGTTCCAGAGGTGTGCCGCCGTCCGCTCGATCGAGATATGCTGAAACTTCTGCGCCTCCACCACGCCGTCCGGCGACACCAGCGACAATAACGCCACTCCGCTGGAGACGACCTCGAAGCCGACCGCCCCGGCCGCGGTGATGTAGAGGCGGCGATAGTTCGTGAGGCTGTTGCTGGAATGACAAATCAAGGACTGCGTGCCCGCAATTTCGTCGGGCGAGATGTGAATGTCCTCGGTGAACGGGTTGGTGTTGCCATGATGCCAGGCGGTGTTGTCGGGTACGGTGACATAGTCGCCGTCGCCGTCGAGGATCAGCGCTGCGGTACCGAACGGCTTGCGCGCCGTGGTCAGCCGCGCGTGCCCTTGCGCGGTACCGTTGCGGCCGTTTCCGCTCGAGTCCGGCATCGCGGTTGCCCCGTGGGTGCCGTTGAATTTCAGCAGGAGCTGCGTATTGGCATTGAGCCCGTTGTCGGGGTCGCGCTCGAACAGCACCACTTCGCGGCCGCCGATGGTGACATGGCCGCTGCGGGGATAGTCGAGATTGCCGGCGCCTGTCGGCGTCAGCATGAGCGATACGGCATCGGCGGCGATGTCCGCGAGCAGGCGGCCCTCGGACGGCTTCGGCACCTGGGCGCGGTCGCCGTCGAGCTTCTTCAGTTCGTCATGCGCGACGATGTTAAACGTGCCTTCGGGCACCGGCCCGGTCGTGCTCTCCGCCACGAAATGCCGCGTGTCCTGCTTCAGGAGTACGCCCGTCGGCAGCGGCAACCCTTGCGGATAGTCGCCCACAAAACCAGCAGGCACATAACCCTGGATCAGCCGGATCGCGCGGCCGCGAATGAACGGGTAGCGCGCCCGGAAGCGGCCCCAGAACGTGCCCCGTTCATACGCGGCATAGTCCCGCGACTCCGGATACTTGTCGCCGATCGGACCGGTATCGCCGTGCGGATGGTCGCGGAACGTGAGGTCGAGCTGCGCGCGGACCCCGAGATCCTCGCCGAGCGACACCTTGGCCGGCGAGAGCCGGTCCTCGATCAGCGAGGGGATCGCCTCGATTTCGCGCGGCAGGTATCCCGTATCCAGCGCGAAGCGGAGCGTGACCGTTTCCTCGTCAAGGTTCTCTAAGTCCTGACAATCCGCCGCACAATTGAAACACTTGCGGATACCGGTCGCTTCCCCGCTCTCGACCTCCTCGGGCGTGCCGAGCGCGGCGGTACAAGGCGCCTCTCCATAGTTGAGGGCGCACCGCTTCAGGTCGATCTCGACATAGGTCAGGGATTTCACGAAACCGCCCTCAGCTGAATGGAGATATCGGCAGCGTCGAATTCGGGTTTGAAGACGGGCTGCGCGGCCTCCTCGAACCACGCATAGGCCGCCTCATGCGGCTGCGACTGCGGGTTGGCGGCGAAGAAGAACGGCTTCTTGCGGTTCGCCTCTTTCACGAACGGCGCCATGTGAGCCCGGTACCAGGCGGCGTCGAGCATCTGGAAGGAAATCGATGTCGCCTGGGTTTCGTTCAGCACGATCGCGCCCAAGAGTTCACCGCCATCGGAGACGTCCTGCGCGACCGTCACCCGGTTCGCATGCGGCAGCGGCGTGAATTCCTGCGGAAAGGAGCGCTCCATCACGAGCAGCTCGCCGACGAATAGCACCGCCGCGCGCGGGGGAATCTCTCGTTGCGGAGAAAGTCCGATCCGAAGCTGCCCCTCGTCGATACCTTGCTTCGGTACCCGCATCATGACCGGACTGTCGTCCGGCGGCAGGAACGGCGGGATCAGTTCCTCCCACTCCACCCCGACGCGCTTTTCCAGCGAGACGGCGATCTCCGCCGTGCCGAAATTGTGGCGCGCCAGCGCCACGCAATCGAACAGCGAAACTTCCTCGATCGTCACCGTCAGGTACTGCAGGTCCGCGGTTTCACTCTTCCAGATTTCGTTGGTGGCCGGATTGGCAAGGTTCGACGCCGGATACTGCGGCAGCGCCGAATCCGCCGCGATGCCGGCCGCGTGCACGATGCTCTTCCAGCCGAACACCGGATTGTCGGCGTCCGGCGCAGCGGCGAGCGAGAGCGCGAGCGCCTGCGACAGGACGATCATTTGTAGGCGATCCTGAACTTCATGCCGCGGCTGAGCCCGGAATTGATCATGTCGAAGACCTCTTCCACATCGCGGCCGCGATAGCTGCTCTCCGGATTGAAGCCGCGCAGGTTGATGATTTGCTCGTTCACGACCGGGGCCGCGGCCGTGGCCGCACCCCTACCCGCGCTCGTGGCACTCAGGCTGCGGCTGTTGCGGTTGGTGTTGCGGATGCGGTTGACTTGGGCGGCGGCGGCGGCCGCATGCAGACCCGCCATGATTCCCGCGAACGGCCAGGGATAGGCGCCGAGCGAGCGCGCAACGCCTTCGGCGCCGGACAGCACCGCCTGCGCGATCGCGGCACCCTTGGAGTCCTCGAAAATCTGGCCCATGAGCCGCGCGGCTTCCGAGCCCATGGCGATCAGGCTCTGCGCTCCGCGGGCACGGGCGCGCATCATGGCATCGCCGTATTCCTCCCAGGTGATCTTCCCGCGCTGCAGGAGTTCGTCGAGCTTGCGTACCTCGTCCTGCATGACCTGCATCGGCGTGCGCAATTCCATCTTGAGGCGGAAGGCTTCGGCTTCCAGCGTGGCGTCGGCATAGGCGCGGGAAAGCTGCTGAATCTGGAGGCTGTGTTCCTTTGTGACGAAGCCGAGCTTCTCGATCACAAGCGCTTCGAGTTCTTTCTTCTTGATGTACTCGGCCGCCTGCCCCGTGGTCATGCCGTAGGTCTGGGCCTGCGCCTGCATCGCGACGATCTGCTTGCGGACGTTCTCGAACGCTTTTTCGATCGCTTTCGCGGCCTGCTCGTTCGACACTTTCAGGTCGTCGAGGTTCTTCTTGGTGTTGCTGGTTTCCTGATTGAAGATCGAGAGGTCGCGCGTCAGCGCGGAAAGATCGACGCCGGCACCCTTGAGCAGGTCCTTGATCTTTCCGGTCATGTCTTCGGGCAGAAACTTGACGACCGCACCCGCGAGTTCGCCGAGCTTCTCCTTCATGGTGTCGAGATTGCCGGTCGCCCAGGCGACCAGTCCGCCGAAGGCGACGAGCTTCGCGGTCGTCATGGTCTTCGCGGCATTGAGGGCGAGCGTGGCAAGCGTCGCGGCGCGAATGCCGGCGGCGAACTTCACCATGGCAACACCAGCGCCGAGCATGACCGACGCCACTTTGGCAGCCACGAGAATGCTGAAGGCATCGATCAGCAACTGGCTGTTGTCGTAGACCAGGAGCACCGTGCGCGTGAGCCCGTCGAGCACCGCGCCCAGGCGCTGGGCCGCGACCTCGAACAGGCCCGAACTCTTGCCGCCCTCGATCATCCAGTTTGTGAACTGCTCGAGCGCCGGCAGCATCTGCGCAGTCAGCTTCAGAACGATGCCGTCTTTCGCGAGCGAAAGGCGATTCAGATTCTCGCGGAAGCGGGTTGCAGCCTCCGAGGTCTTGCCGTCGATCACGATACCGAGCGCCTCGGCTTCCTGCATGAGCCGGCCGATGCCGGCCGAGCCCTGGTTCAGGAACTCGGTCATGGCCTTAGCGTTGGTGCCGAATAGCTGCGTTGCGATCGCCGATTTCGCGGCACCGTCCTGGTAGCGGCTGAACTTGTCGGCGATCTCGGAAAGCAACTGCGCCTGCGACTTCATCGAGCCGTCGGCGCTGCGCACGCTGATGCCGAGATCGCGGAACGCGATCGCGGCCGGCCCCTTGGTGTTCTGGGCCGCCTCGACCATTTTCTTGGAGAGCTCGTCGACCGAGCCCGCGAGCGCATCGACCTCGAGCCCGCCGACGCGGGCCGCCGCCGCATAGGCGGAAAACTCGTCAACCGGCATCCTGAACGATTTTGCGTGCTTGCCGAGTTTGTCCGCCTGCTCGATGCCCTGCTTCATGGCATCCGAGAGCGAGGACGCCATCTTGTCGATCGCGTTCGAGAGCTGCATGCCGCCGGCGATTTCGAACATGCGCTTGCCGAAGGATGCGAAGGCGTTCTGCATCCCGGCCAGCGCCTTGTCGAAATCGCTGGCGTTGGCGTCGATGATGACGGTGAAGCTGTTCTTCTTCGCCATCCTACGCCTCCTTTTTCCGCCCCGGCTGTGCGGCGATGAACCGCTTCATCGCCGCCTTGTGCGCGCGCCAGTCGAACGACTTGCCGTCCGGCTTCGGTTTATCTTCCGCAAGCAGGGATTTGAGTGCGGGAAGTTCCTTGTCGGGCGGGTACCGCATGAGGGCCGCGGTGTGCCAGGCAAGGTGCATGCGTTCGTTGTATTTCTGATTGACCCGCACGGCCTCGGCCTCGAATACGCGAAACACCTGCCGCGGCGTCTTGCGCCAGAACTCGTCTTCGGTGTAGCCGATTTCCATCCAGCGGCGCAGGAGCGAGGCCCAGCCCTCGTCTAGCGCCGCTTCCGAGGGTGCGCGCCCTTCGTCTCCCCCGCATCGGGCTGGCTGCGCGCGAGCGCGCCGGTAATCAGCCCGAAGACGACGACGACGCCGCCGGCGGCGTCGAAGAGATTGCCCGCCTCTTTCAGCGAAAGGCTATGGTGATCCTGCAAGCCCGCCCAGAACATCTTGCGCAAGAGCGAGATGCTGAATTTTTCCGGCTTGGTTTTCCAGGACTGGACTTCCTTCTGGATCTGCATTGCGGTCTTGCCGACGGCGTCTTCGAGCTCGGAGACCGCATTGGTCGAATAATGCAGGGTGTATTGCTCACCCTGCACTTCGAACGAAAGCTCGCCCTTTTCGGGATTTGCCATGGTTTATCCGCCCGAGGCTTCGACCAGATCGCCGATCGGGCCGTCCGGCACGATGTTGATGGTCGTGACGAAGAAGTCGTCGGCGGGATTCTCGCGCCCGACCGAGCCGACGTACGCGTGGAACTCGTAGTGCGAGCCGTCGGGATACATGATCTGGAATTCGATGCGCGCGCGCGCGAGCTGCTGCGAACGAATCCAGGCAATGTTCGGCGCACCGTGCGCATGCCGCACTTCCTGGTCGTAGGGCTGCAGCGTATGCATGCCCGGCTTGACCTGGCCGAAGCGCAGCGGGCTCCTGGTGTGCGTCGCATTGCCCATGTTGGTTTGCAACGTAGGCTCCGGAACGGTCGGCGTTTCGCCGAGCTCCACGAACGCTGCGTCCTTCTTGGCACGCAGCATTACGCCATGGCCATATTCGGCGGCCGCAGCCGCATTGTTGAGTTCAGGCATCACGAGTCTCCCGTGTCATGAGTGGGGTTTCCTTCGGGCACGCGGTAGCGAACCCGGTAGTTCAGGCGCATGCCGGCAACGATCGTCGTGCCTGGCACTTGTGCGACGGTGTCCTGACCGCGGTAGAGCGTGTCGCTCGCGAGCCCGCCGAACTTCTGGGTCGCGCCGATCCGCTTCTCGACGGCCTCCGCAATGTCGTCGAGTTTGTCGTCAACTTCTTCCGGATCCTGCACGCGGATTTCAATGTAGAGCGTGGCGGTGCGGTCGCTCGGCGGCGGACGGCCGTTTGCGGTGCGCTCCGCCTCCTCGTCGCCGAAATAGACCAGGATCGTCGGCTTGTGGTTTTCGGTAAGCGCGCGACGGCGGCCGGTGAGCACGCGGTCGGCGACGCCGGCGATGTTGTCCTTGAGGAGTGCCGCCGCGGCGTGACGGATCAGCTTGCGAACATGTGCCATCACGCCCTCCAGTGTTCCCGCACCCAGCCGTAGTGGGCGAGGATGTCGGCATGCCAGGGCTTCTTCTTGCCGCAGAAGATCACCATGCGGGCGTCGTTCGGCAGAACCGCGTGCCCCTGCGCGTCGACGCCGTAGTGCAAAATCCCGTCGCGCCGTTCCCAGCCCGGATAGCCCTGCAGCTGGTAGGACATCCACGCCTGGTCGGAGCCGAGAAACCCGCGCTCGTTCGCCTCGCGCGGCGAGGTCAGCGGATCGAACTTCTCCCAGACCCGCGGCAGGCTCCCGAGCCGCAGCTTCCAGAGCGAACCGTTGAAGACCCGCTCGTGATGCGAGCCGCGGCGCACCCAGCCGACGAAGTCGCCGGGCATCGAGAGTGTCGCCGTCAGGTCCTTCGTGATCACCAGATCGAGATCGAGCGAAACCGCGAGCGAGGACGGCGCCGCACCGATCAGTTCGTGCGCATTCCGCGCGAACAGCTTGAGACGGCGGTAGCAGCTCGGAAGCTGCGCGCCGCTTGCGTTCGGTATTGCGCTGCAATCGTTCCAGAGCGGGACGGGCTCGATCCCCTGTTCCAGACCGCGCGGATCGTCGGTAATGGTGACGAAGCGGAACGGCCCCTGGTAGTTGCGCTTGACCGCGGCAAACAGCACGTTGACGTGCTCGCTCGTGAACGCGTGGCGATAGCCGTTCGGGCGCCACTTCCACGTGACGAAAGTAATCGGTTCCATCGTGCGCGGTCAGTTCGCGGGCGGAAAATTGCCCGCCGCGATCTCGTCGAGCAGAACGTTCCAGATGTCGCTGCCCGCCCGCGAACTCGGAAAGAAGTTGCAGTCGTCGTACCCCGAAAGGGTCCAGCCGACCGTGGTCTCCAGCACGCGCCACGCGGAAGGCTGGCTGCGATCGCGCACGAGGTCGATGCCGCACCAGCGGAAGTTATGCGCCTTGAAGAACCGGTCGGCGAATTCCAGCGCCGCTGCACACTCATCATCGAGTTCGCGGATCGGCTCGGTCAGACCGGAGCCCGACGCCATCGGCCGGTTCGGACGGTTCTTGCGGCGCAGGATCAGCCGCTGCGAACCGATCGCGATGATGCGCAGATCGTGATCGTTACCCTCGAGGAAGTCCTGCCACAGGAGTACGCCGCGCTGGCGCTGGTCGTAGCGGCACTTGATGCCCTTCGGCTTGTCCGCCTTTTTCTTCGGGAACACGTCCTCGATCTCGGCAAGCGCCTGCGCCTCGCTCGCGACCAGCCGCACGTTGTGCGAGCCGGCCCCGAACGGCGCCTTGGACATGAAGGGAAACACCATGCGCGGCAGTTCGCGCAGCGCCTGGGTGCGCGAATACAATAGCCGCGTCTTCGGCATCCATGGCGCGAGCTGCCGGGCCTGCTCGGCCTTGTCGTCGTAGAGCAAAGTCGAGCGATAGTCCGGCACCATGACGATCGCGGTATTCAGCGCGAGAATGCCCGCGACGCGCTTGTCGCGCGTGCGCACGTCCGGGTGATGGTGCATGTGCACGAAGGCGTAGCCCTCGTCGCAGTCGTAGGGATTGCGGAACATGCGCGCGTCGACGCCGCGCGCAACCGCGGCGGCGTGCAGTTGCCGGCCCCAGAGCTGGTTGTCGTCGAAACACCACAGGCGCATCAGGAATCGCCCTCCTGCGGATCGACCGGATAGGCGTTGCAGCCGATCATGTCCTGATCGTCGCGCGCGATCGGCGGCGTGATCCTGAACTGCCTGCCGTCGCGTTCGCGCGTGATTAGGTCGCCTTCCGCGACCTCGCCGACCTGCGCGGCCCGCACGTGGATCTGGGTCTGATGGCCGTCGGCGGGCACCTCGTTCAGATCGACGCCGAGCGGCTGGTCGATGAAGATCGCATCGACCGCGAACGGCTCGCCGCCCGCCTTGCGCTGGTATAGCGCGGGCTTTTCCTCACCGAAGAGTGCGGTGAAGTGCCGGTCCATGTCGGGCAGAAGGCGCATGCACGGTCTCCTTGCCCTAGAAGCAAAAACCCGCCGCGGTGAAGCGGCGGGTTTTCTTGTTTGCTACGCGTGTGCCTTACGGCGCGGCGGTTTCGCTGACTTCGACCAGCACTTCGGGGCGCTTGCAGAGTGCGAGCGGGTTGCTCTCGCTCCAGATCTCGACGCCCTTGTCGTGGTCGAGCACCTTCGGCGAGATGAACACCTCGTCGCCCGGCTTGTTTGCGGCCGACAGCGTGTTAGCCGGACCAAACCAGGTCTTGAAGGTGTCCATGGTGCCGGTCGGATAGGCATGGCCCTTGCCGGAGTCCACGGCCGCGACCGAGGCGACCGCGGCATCGGCGTTCGCCTTCACCGGGAAGGTGCCCTTGTATTCGCGGAAGAAGATGTTGCCGAACTCGAACACGCGGCCCCAGTTCTGCCCGGAGCGGTCGCGATTCATGTTGGCAACCGCCGCGGCGGCCGAGTAGTGCAGCCAGGTGTCCTTGACCTTGGCGTGCTGCACCAGCTTGTTCATGAAGCCGGAGCCGACGATGATCTCGACGCCGGTCGAGACTTCGCCCTTCAGGTTCTTTAGCACGTGGTCGTAGACTTCCTCGCACTTGGCGATGATGTCCGTGGCCGCGTTCGAAAGATCGAAGAAGACCTGCTTCTTCTCGATCGAGAACTCGTCGAACAGGTTGTAGAGAGTCTGCCCGTTGCCGTCCTTGATCTCGCCCTTGAGCGCACCCATGCGGATGTATTCGAGGGTGATGGCGTGATTGTTGCGGATGTTGAGGAGCCGCTTCGCCATCTCCTTGTCGACCGTGTTCGGCACCTTGGTCATGCCGAGCAGGATCAGCATGTCCTGGATGTCCTTGGGCGTGATCAGATCCATGTGCGGAAAGTGCGGGATCGGGAAGAAGATGGTGTTGCCCGGCTCGCGTGCCGCCTGCGTGCCCGGTGCGCCGCGCTCTTTCGCGGGAAGGACGCGCAGCAGGCCGTCCTCGTAGCGGATTTCGACCAGCGTCGAGGCCGAGGGATCGCTCGAAAACACGTTGAGCGCCGCAAGCATCCCGAACATGTTCGGGATGCGATTGACCTGCTCGGTGAGCTGGGTCGCAGTGTAGGGGAAGTTGAAGTTCGTGGGGTCCATGACCGCCGACTCCTTTCAGATGGCGTGCGCGATCGCTGCCTCGCGGCAGTCAGAGCGGCACTACGTTGTTAGAGGGGAAAAGCGGCGGTGTCCGCCGTTACGCAGGCACTGGCAGGCGGACGCGAAGTCCGCCGGCGGTTAGTCGTTGACGATGCGGATGCCCTTGGCGAGCAGCGCCGCGACCGCGGTTGCCTTGTTCCCGTCGGAAATGCCGTCGGCCCAGATCAGGCCGGGGGCCTTCACCAGCGCCGGACCGCGCTCGAGCAGGAGCACCTGCGCGTCTTCGCCGTAGGGCGCGACCGCTTTCGCAATCACGATACCATAGGCGTTCTGCGAGCCGTCGCTGGCGCCCGGCGCGTGCTGCACGATCTTGCCGCTTGCGGAAATCTTTCCGACGACAAGGCCGATTTCGGCGACACGCTCGGTTGCGTCACCCGCCAGCAGGGTCGCCTGCTCGCGCGTGAAGTCGGGGTGGACTTCGTAGGCCAGCACCGAAGTCTGCAGCTTCGGCGCATTCACTTTCATGGTCTGCATTTCTCTTCTCCTCGAAAGAGGGATTTCAGGCACCGCCGCGCGAATTCGCGGCGGTGTATTGTTCGAAGCTTTGTGCCGCTTAGCGCTTCATGCCCTTGACGAGCTCGTCGACCGCCGCACCGAGGCCGCTGCCGGCACCCTTGCCGCTGTCGCCAGCGCCGGGGTTCATGTCGCGGCCGCTCATGGCTTCGCCGAGACGCGAGGACTTCGGCGCCGCTTTCAGAGTCGACTGCGCTTCCGCGACAGTCATCTTCCTGGCGCCGACCTTGCGCGCGAGGTTCTTGGCGAGGTTCTCGCGGCCCTTGGCTTCGGGCAGGTCGAGCACCGCGAAGGCGTCGTACTTCTTGACGGCCTTGGCTTCGGGGTCCTTCTCGTCGCCGGATGCTTCTTCGTCCTCGTCGCCGGACTCGGACTTCTTGCCGTCCTTGTCGTTCTCGTCTTCGTCGTCGGACTCGGACTTCTTCGAGTCTTCGTCCTTCTTGTCTTCGGACGATTCTTCGTCCTCGTCCTCGTCGCCAGACTCGGACTTCTTCGCGTCCTCGTCCTTCTTGTCTTCGGACGCTTTCGCGGCCTTGCGCTGCAACGCGACGATCTGCTTCTGCTTGTCTTCCTCGCTCGCGTCGCTCGCAAGGATACGGCCGATCTCGGCATTGAGCTTGCTTGCGCTCATGTCGTTCTCCTGTGTGGTTGCATTGGGCTCGGGCTGCGGCGAGCTTCCGCTGTCGAGAAACGCAAGCAGCGCTTCGGCGGCCTGACGCTCCGTACCGATTTCATCGACCAGGCCGAGCGCCATGCCCGACCGTTCGGCTTCGGAATGTTGCGCGAGATAGCAACGCGCTTCCTGCGCGCGCACCGCGTCCGCGGTGATCTTGCGGCCCGCCGTGACGGCGCCCACGAAGATTTCGGCAATTTCCATGACCTCGGCGCGAATGTCCTCGCGCGCCGCCTTCGAGAGCGGCTTCCACGAATGCCCGTCGGTCTTGTGTGCGGCGCTCTCGATCGCCTCGACCTTGATGCCCCAGTCGTCGAGCATCTCGCTCTGGTCCATGTGCAGCACCACGACGCCGATCGAACCGACGCCGGACGTGCGGCCCGCCACGATGCGGTCGCAGGCCGAGGCCAGCGCATAAGCCGCGGAGAATGCCATGTTGCTGTAGGCCCAGATCGGCTTGCCGCCGTTGCGCGCGGATCCGGCGCGGATTTCTTCCGCGAGTTCGAAGCAGCCATCGACCAGCCCGCCCGGCGAATCGATGCGCAGCAGGATCGCCTTGATGGCGTCGTCGGCGCGCGCGGCTTCGATCGCGCCGCCGATCTGCTGGTAGCCGTTGACCCAGCGGTAATTCCACCAGTCCACGTAGCCTTCCGGCGTGAGCACGTCGGTCACGTCGATCACGGCGATCGCACCGGCGCGCAGGTAGCCGCCGCTCTCGTACTGCGCATCGGGCGCCCAGCGCGGCCCCACCATCATTGCTTCGCGCGGAATCTCGCTGTCTTCTTCCGCGCGGATACCGATGGCGCGGGCGGCGCGCGACAGCAGCGACGGCCGCGGCACGCCGCGCTCCAGCATCGCAAGCAGCGTATCGACGCGGGTGCGCTCCATCAGCAGCGGACGGCGCGCCGACCGCATCAGAAAGTCTCGCATGTCCGGTTTCCCTATTGCGCGCGCTCGTCGCGCTTTGCGTTGGCTTCCTCTTCGTCGCCCTCGTCTTTCGCCGAGGTGACGGCGGCCGCCGGCAGGCGAATGCCGTAGCGCGCGAGCAGCTTGTTTTCGCGCGCGAGCGCCTGCAGCGTCTGTTCCATATCGCCGCCCTGCTCCGCGACTTCCTTCTCGAGCGTGGTGAGCCCGGCCTGACGGCGGAGGAGCGCGGCCTGCGCCTCCTTGACCGGATCGACATAGCCGCGCGGCGGGCCGATCCAGTCGGCGCGCACATAGGCGGCGGGCGCGTCATAGAAATCCGGCGCGCCGGCGGGCACGTCGATCTCGCCGGTGTCGAAGGCATCCTCGAGCCACGCGGTATAGATCGGCTGGGCATAGCCCCAGATCAGGTTCGCGCGTAGCCGCAGGATCGAGCGCCACACCTCGTTGAGTGCGGCGCGCGCCGAGGAATAGTTCGTGCGGCTCCAGTCCATCGACAACTGCTCGTAGGAAATACCGATCGACGCCGCGAAGGCCTGCAGGAAGGCGGTCTGAAACTGTGGGAAGCCCGTGACCTGACGCGGCTGCGTGTTGAGGTCGAGCCGGTCGGTCGGAAACATGGTGATGAACTTCGCGTCGTCCAGCACGCGCCGTCCGCCGTAGAATTCGCCGCGCGCGTCGGACAGTTCGCCGAGCGCCTTCGCCGAGCCTTCCTCGCCGAGGATTTCGGCGGAGTATTCCGCGCCGAGCTGTGTGTAGATCGCGCCGATGATCGAGCCGTTGATCGCGGCGGCCTTCACTTCGGATTCGGAGTAGCGGTTGAGCAACCGCATCTTCACGAGCGCGGCGGCAAGCCGCGAAATCCCGCGATGCTGGCCCGGGCGTCGGCGCTCGAAGCAGTGCAGAACCTTCGGGCGCTCCCAGCCGTTCACGTTGTCGAATCGGGAAACGTAGTCCCACTCCAGCAACGCTGCATCGATCCCGACGTCGCCCGGATGGCTGCGGCGGATGTGATAGCCGATCGGCTCACCGCTCGAACCCAGCGCGACACCGCCGCGCAGTTCGGTCGAATCCATCTGGCCGTGCGGATTGCTCAGCCGGTCGGCGTCCACGATGTGGATCGCGGTCGCGTAAGGCCAGTTCTCGCGCGGCAGCCAGCGCAGCACGCCGAGTGCCTCGCCGACGCCCACGAGCTCGCGGCAGGCCAGCCCGATGATGCCGGCGAACGGCGACATGCGCTCGGCATCGCAACGGAAGGTCGGGTCCTCGGCGAAGGCACGCCACTTGACCTCGATCCTGGTCGCGAGTTCGTCCGCCTGATCCTGCGAAATCCCGAGCGCCAGCGCGTCGGGCTTCGCCGACAGGCGGAAGTTCGCGCCGACGGCCATGTCGACCTGGCGATCGACGATCGCCTGCCCCCAGCCGTCGTTGCGCAGTAGATCGCGAATGCGCGCGGTCGAGATGTCGCGGTCGTAGAGCCACTCGGCATCCGCCGAGAGGTTCGGCGGTGCCCAGCCGAGCAGCGACTGCATGCCGAGATCGGCCGCCGCGTGCGGCGCGCGCCCATGACCGCGCTCGGTCTTGTAGACCGAGGCGCTGGCCTTCAGGCGCGTCGCCGAGAGGGTAGCGGCAGACAAAAGCGCGGCGTTTGCCATTCTTGTTCCTCAGTACCGGCTGGAGAAACCGGGGCGGATCGGGCGCATGCCGGACGGCTCGCCGGTGATGCGCGAGCGCAGAATACGGAGGCGGGTGAGCTCCATTTCGATCTGCTCCGGCGTTGCCGTCGCGAGCTCGATGCTCCCGCCCTGATAGGAGCCCTTCACGCGCTGCGTGCCGGTCAGGATCGCAAGCTTGGTTTCTTCGAGTTTGGTGATCGCGAGGTCGATCTGCTCGAGGGTCATGCGCGCGCTCACTGATTCAGCTTGGACAGGCTTGCGAAGGGTGTGGCCTTCGCGGGATTTTTGTCGGGCTTGGCGTCGGGCTTCGCAGCCGCCGGCCGGTGCAGCAAATCCTCGAGATCGCCCTGCACTTCCTTCGGCGCGACTTCGCGCTCGCCTTCGTACCGGTCCCAGACCGCTTCGGGCATGTCGATCACGCCGAACTTGGTCGCCGCCGCCCAGGCCTGGCAGTAGGTGTCGAGCGCTTCGTTCGCCTGACCGGGATCGATCTCCCAGCGCGGCACCAGAAAGCCGTGCCGCTTGACCATGACGCGCCGCTCGGCGGCGAGCTGCTGGAAATAGGTATCCTCCAGCCCGCGCGGGAAGCCGACGAAGCCGCGCTTCTCGCGGTCTTCGTTCGTGGCGTTGCGATAGAGCGCCATCTTCAGGATCGACGTGTTGAAGTTGTAGAAGCGCTTGGCATACCGCAGGAGCTTGCCGGTTCGCGTGTTGCGTTCCTTCTTCACACGCATCAGACGCGGTGCGGCATCCTCGCCGCGGCCGCGCACCATGATCAGTTTCGACATCGGGACTTTCTTCGCGAATTCCCAGACGTCTTCGGTCCATGCGTTGCCGTCGATCGCGGCGAGATCGACGCCGAGCGGCTGGCCGTAGCTATTCTTCCAGCGCTGGATGTTCAGCCGTGCGAGCAGCCGCTCCTGGCACTTCTCGTCGGTGATGTGCCCGGGCTCGATTCCGTAGTCGACCACGAAGGTCCGGCGGTCGCGGCCGAAGCCGACCAGTTGCCACTCGACGCGGTCGATCTGGCAGTCGAGCCCCATGAACAGCAGGATCGCACCCTGCGGGATCTGGCCGCGCGCGTAGTCCGAGGCGCTCGCGCGGTCGCGAAGCTTTTCCCATGGAGGCGATTCAGACGCGCCGCGGTAGGCCTTGCCGGTCGTATCGTTCGCGAACGTCTTCTCCGCGTCGGCATCGCCCTTGGACTTGAACCATTCGCGGGCGATCTGCTCCCATGTCTGCAGGAACGAGTAGGCCGACCAAATCCAGAATGACCTGTGCCAGCGCTTCGCGCCCGGATTCTCGGCGCGCCACTCGAGTCCGGAGAGCAGCTGCTTGCGGTGATGCTCCCTGATCTCGACCCCGCAGGAGACGCAGGTGAAGTGCGCGTCCTCGGGCTTCGCCGGATCGAGATGCTCCAGCATGTTCTCCCATTCGAGAACCTGCTTGTACTTGCATGACGGGCAAGGAACGTATGGGCGCTCCTGACTTCCGGCTTCGTAGTTCTTCGTGATGCGGCATCCCGGCATCACGAGCGGCGTCGATATCTTCAGAATCTTCGCGAAGACGACGCCGCGGGAGCGGTTGTCGGCCTGCGCCTCGGGGTCGCCGGCGTCGTTGACCTCCCACTTCGAGAGATCGTCCTGCGACTGCCGCCGCACCGTGACCTGCGAAAGCGAGGCTGGTGAGTTCGCACCGGAAATCAGGATCGCGCCGAGACCGTCGGTGCGTTCCTTGTAGAGCACGGAGTCCGAGCCGTCGCGCGACTTGACCGAAAACAGCGGCGACAGCGCGGTCGTGTTCCGCAGCATCGGCGTCAGTTTCATCTTCGACCAGCGCCGCGCGTTGTCGTCGGTCGGATGAATGACGAGAAAGTCGCCGGGATCCATGTGCACGGACCCGAGCGTGAACACGTTGCCGATGACGGTCTTGCCGACCTGGGCGGAGCCCATCACGGTCACGATGCGGCACGGATCGTCTGGCGAAAGCGCGCGCAGCGGCTCGTCGAAATAGCGAAACAGGTCCCGGTTGTATGGGCCGGGAAACTGGCTCTCGCGCTCCGTGAAGACGATGTTGCGCTCGGCCCAGGCAAGATAGTCGACCGGCGGCGGCGGCTTGATGGCCGCCGCGGCCGCTTCCATCGCCAGCCGCTCGGCGTTCACGATGTGGATCGTCATGCGGCGGCGTCTTCCGGCACGGGCTCGGCTTCGTCGATCGCGGCGCCGTCTTCGAGCTCGATCTGCGATTCCTGCGGCAGCTGTTCCGCCGCCGTCTGCAGATCCTTGGCATTCCGAGCGCGCACGTTGCGCCATTCCATCTTGAGTTCGTGCAGCACGTCGCGCTGCTGAAGGCTGAACTTGTTCGCGATCGCGGTCGCGAAGTCGGCGAGCGAGCCCTCGAAGCCTGCGACCAGGCGGGCGAAGGCGCGGCCTTGGCTTTGACGTACCGCCTCGGCGTCGATCAGCTTGCCGGCCCGAAGGGCCGCGTCTTCGGCACTCTTGCGGTTGTCGAGTTCGATCTGGCGCAGCCGTGCGCGCTTGATCTGTTCCTCGACCGAATCCCCGGCCGGCGGCGCTGCCAGCGGAAGTGCGTCAGCCGCCGCTGGACGCGGTCCCTGATCGAGCCGCGTGTTGATGCCATTACCGAGCCGCTGCGAGATATCGAGACGCAGGTTCAACTGCTGGTTCGCGACGGCAACGCGGATTTGTGCGGTCCGGCCCTCGCCCTTGAGGGCCTCGCCTGAAAGCTTTCCCTCGGAGATGTATTGAGATACCCGTCCGGGCGTCACACCGATCAGCCGCGCGTACTCGCCTTTGCTGAGAAGTTCCGGAACCGCAGAGCCATTCACTACGCGCCCCTTTAGTTCTTTAGGCTTTTTCTTTAGTCTGTTTAGGCTTCTAAAAACTCGCGAGACTGCTGAATAGCCGGGGTTCGAATTACCCGCAGTTGGCAGAACCGCAGGAAGGACCCGTTGCCATTCCACTTCGCCATTTACGGCGATTTCAGCGGCGCGGCATGCCGCAGTACTTCTCGAAGGCCTTCGACATTTCGAGTTCCAGTTCGAGATCGACCACGCGCTCGGCGACACCATAGTGGTCGTACCGCTTCTGGTACTTCGGCGCTTTCACGAACGCGATGATCAGGTAGGCCGCCCCGGTGGGCGCGCGGAGGTAGATGCCCGGCTGCACGTTTCGCTCAGCGCGGCTGCCGGTCCGACCACGCCCCATGATGAAATACCGGCCGCCTGCCCGCTTCACGTTCCCTTTCCGGGACCGTTTGGTCATGTTGGCCATGTACCCTGAAGAATGCTCGGCAGCGCCTAGCTGCGACAGCACGCGCGTGATGAAGCTGCCCTTCATGTTGCCGTGCTGGTCGAGTTCGGCATGCTTGCCGGGTACGGCGAACTCGTCCTTGCGCATGTGGCCTGCCCGGATCAGCGCGCGCTCGAAGCCTTTGTGCACGCGCGTGCCGCCTTCGATCTGCGGCTGCAGGTAGCGGAACGCCGGGATCGAGCCGAAGCCCTCCTTGAACTCAACGCTCGCCTTCGGATCGTTGGGCTTGGCCGGACGCACGTAGAGCGAGTTCAGCGTGAAGCGGGTCGGCTGGTCGAAGACCGAGGCCATTTCGAGATACTGCGACTGCTGCACGCTTTTCGCGGTCTTGGTCAGCGCAACCGCGACCGCGAGCGGGGCTTTGCGGCGCCGCTGGTCGTTCAGGACGCGCTTGATCTCGTTGACGTTGGTTTTCACGCCGATGGTGAGCATGCCCTAGAACGAAAAAACCGCGCTCGATGGCGCGGTCATTCGTTTTCGGTCTGCATGCCTCCGGCAGGAGCAAAGGGCTCGTTTCGAGCCGTTTGCGTTGTAGCGAGCCCTCGAAGCTCCCCGGCATCAGTGCCAGACGCCCCCTCGGTTGCGTCTAGACCTTGATCACCTCGCCCGGATCGACGGTCATGCGCGTCTTCCGGCCGAACACGTCCAGCAACATAGTGATTCGTTCGTTCGGCGCAACTTCCTCGATCATCGCCCGGAAGCCGGCAAACGGGTTCGTGCCCGTAAGCTGCACCCGATCGCCGACTGCATAGGGCATTTTCAGCTTCTTGCTGGCTGTGGACAACTGTAGTTCCTGCTCCATCAGCGTGCGGATGCCGATCGCCTCGATCTCACCCCAGGGGCCGGTGCGCGGGTTGCCCGAGCGCAGCATGTTGATGAAGCCCGGCCAACCGCGCAGCTTCTCGAAGCCCTTGGCTTCCGCCTCCTCGTCCGGAAAGTGCACGAACACGATGCCGGGAAACAGCGCGCGCGAGGCGATCACCATGCGCCGCATGCGCTCGAACGAAATCTTGGTCAGCGGCAGGTAGTGCCCGATCTTCATCTTGCCGAACTCGTAGTCGCCGATCATCCGCGCCGCGACCTTCGCCTCCATCAGGGGCTGGGTGCGGATCGCATGCCACGCCTTCTCGACCCGCGCGATTTTCGAACGCGGCCGGTCGAGCCGCACGCTCGGCGCCCGCGCGTACATGTCGTCTTTCGCTTCCATCGCCGCCGCGAGCGTCTTGTAGTCCTTCGGCTGCTTGTTTTTCTTCGTCATGCCGCACCCCTTGTTCTGTTGCCCGGATCGCCTCCGGACGTTGTTCGACCGGCGATCCGGTCCTCGAAATCTTCCTCGCTAGGCGGCGTTTCCGATGCGTAGAACAGCCCGTAGCCGCTCCACGCAATCTGGTCGCTGTCTTCGGCGCGCCGCACGAACTTGCGCGCACCGAGCGCGACCGCGCCCGCGCGCCGCTCGGCCGCCTTCCAGTCGCGGAAGGACTGGCTCTCGGCCTGCACGAACACCGCACCCTCGTCGAACTGCGAGCGCGGCGCCGATTTGATGGCGGCACACCACGCAGCCGGCGGCGGCTTCGGCGGCGCCACGGGCGCGGAAGGCCAGCCGATCTTTTCGAACATCTCGCCGCAGATGTAGTCGCGCAGCGACGCACATTTGGGTTTTGGTCCGCGCTCGGAAGGCTTCGCGGTCTGCCAGCGTGCGTAGGCGGCGTTGAAGCCCTTGAAGTAGAGCGGCAGCTTCGTTTCGGCCTCGTGCCGCTTCTCGAACGGCAGTTTCCGGAACTTCGCCCACGGCAACGGCTCGCTGCCGATGAAGGTAGCCTTGTTGAACTGCTGGTAGATCGTCTTCAGCCGCTCGAACTGTTCGGCGATGAACTGCGACGAGTCGCGGTCGATCGTTTCCTGCTCTCCTGCCGAGCCTGCTGCCTTGCGTACGGGCAGCGGCGGCGGTTTGACCGATCCGAAATTCGGCACGACCGCGGCTGAGTTTAAAGATGGGGTATTAAAACGGGTTATAGGGGAGTCAGCAGTTGACTCCCCCGAGGGGTCCAGCTGTGACCCCCCCGTGGGGTTCAGATTGACTCCCTCCCCCCCGGAATTTGCAGCATTTGCTAGGGGTCCAATCTGGACCCCCTCCATGGGGTCACCATCGGAAGGTGCTGGTTTCGTTGCGTTTTCCGAATCCCCGGCGGGGGTGGGGTTAAACTTGGACCCCTCCTCTTTCACGGCTTCCGCGACCTCGAACGGCACGTCGCGGTCGATGCGAAGCTGGATCAGGTTCGTAGTCTGCCGCCCGGTGACGGTGAACTGCGGCTTGGTTTCGAGCATGCCCCATTCCACGAGCTGCTTCACCGCGCGCTTGAACGTACCGGGCGAAAGCGAGGCCTTCGCCGCGAGCAGCGAGTTGCGGGTGAAACAAAGCCCGGTGTCGTCGGCCTCGTCCGCGATCGCGAGTGCCGCGACCTTCTCGCGCGGCGGCAGCGTCTGCCGGAACACCCATGTCATGACCTGAATGCTCATGGTGTTTTCTCCATGCCGGACTGATCGCTCTGGTTGCGCGAGACAGCAAGTCGCGCGCGTTCACGCTCCGCCTGAGGCGGCAGGTTCTTAAGCTTCGGATCGCGGTAGTACGGCCCGAAGACAGCTGCAGGGCTTGTCGTCCGCTCGATCATGCAGAGCCATCGCCACGGACGCGGCATCCATATCGGCGCGAGCCAGAAGCCCTCGCTGCCGTGCGAAAGCTGCGCAGGTCGCCACGCGAACCACTTTTTCCAGACGAGATCGCTCACGGAATCGCCCTCGGCGTTGCGTGAGAGCGTTTTGACTTCGCGATCATGCCCTCCCAGAATATATCTTTCTTGAGCTTCTCGATGCGCTGGTCGCGCGCATGCGAAGATCGGTAAAAGGCAAGCTCTGCTTTCAGTAGACCGACGTCGCGACGCATCTCACCGCAATTGCGGAGCAGCGACACGAGAAACGGCCAAGTTGGATCGACCTTTTCCCGCGGCGGAGCCTTCCGCTTGATCTCGAATTTCTTGCCGGTCCATTCGAGCAGCCCCGCCCATTCGGGTGTCTCGTCAAGGCGCAGCAGGTCGGGCGGCGTGACGTACCAGAAGCGGTCGGCGTATTGCAGCGCGCCGGATTGTTTCTCGACGGTGTCACGCTGAAAATCCGCGCGGGTGACCTTGATTTCATAAGCCTGAGCCCGGAAGCCTTTCGAGCGTACCGGCTCAAGCGTCCAGAAGTCGACGCGGCGGGAGGTCTTTTCGTGGTGCAACGCAAGCTCCGACGCCCAGATTTTGTTGTCGTCGGTTGCCGCAATCAGCGCTTCCAGAATTTCGCTGGCCGTAATGCTCATGCGCTCGCTATGCTCCCAGCGGCCAGAGGAACACCATGGATCGGAACACGACTGTCTTGATCGGCGCTGCGGCCATCACGAGCTTCGCGCTCGGCATCACGATCGGCAGCGAAGTTTTTCCTCGGCACGTGGCGGAGACGGAGAGCATTTTCTTCCGCTATCAGACACTGGTCGCAGGCATCGTCGCCGCCTTCGCAGCAATCGGTGCCGCGCTCTACGCCTGGAACGGCATCCAGCATCAGATCCGGGCGCAGATCGTGATCCGAGATGCCGATAGACTGGAACGGCAGGTCCCCGCGCTTCGGGAGTTGCACCGATTTCTGAGCCTGAACATCGACATAACGACGAGCGCAACATCTCGCCATGACTTCATCGCGCGCCTGCGCGAACAGGGCATGCACGACCTGTCGAACCGGTTTGTGATCAGGGAGCAGTTGAGCCGGCTGATTCCGGATTGTCCGCCCCACTGGATCAATCAGGCCGAGGCGATCCTGCATATGGCAGGCTTCCTGTTGCAGCGTATAGAAGACGCACAGTCGCGCGGCGATGCCGCCGGCGCGCTTGCCGCGCAGAAGGAATACGATGAAGCCGCGATGGGTTTTCTCGGAAGCATCCGCGCACTGCGGATCGACCTTGGCATGAAGGCAACGCGCCTCGAACATCGCTCGCGTGAGATAAACAATCTCTACGGAACGCCCGAGTGATGGCGCACGAACTATCATGCCGCTTCCCCAATCGACAGCGGCCAGTGCCAGAAGCCCTGAAATCCCCGGATCGGCACCGGCTCCGCGAAAAACTTTGGGTCGCGCATCGGCCAACCATATTTCGAGTGATCGAGCCGGTCGCTGTCACGCAGGTGCGGAAACAGATCGGCCACGTTGACCGGCGCGCCGACGACCACGGTACCGAGCGCACATGCAAGAGGCAGCACCCCGAGACACTTCGATGAGGCGAGCAGCCGCTCGATCACCGGCAGTGCCAGGTCGCGAACGAGGCCGGAATCGCCTTCGAGAATGCGCTCCCGGATATCTAACGCTTCCGCGCGGCGGATCGGCCGCGACCCTGCATGGATCACGATCCGCTGGTTTTCGACGTCAGGCACCCGCGGGCGATAGTCCCAGCCGCGGAACTCGTGTGGTTTCGCGCCGATCATCACGAGCGATGCCCACGGCTGCCAGATTGTAAGCGCCTTCAAGACACCCGCTCCCGCTTCCACTTGATGAAGTTGCGCGTGTGAATGAAGGCCATCGCCAGATTGATCGGCAAAAGCCCCCAGAGCCCGTCGTGAAACACGAGCGCGAACCACGGCACCTGGCTCGCAATGCCCCACAGCGGCCCGGAGAGCGAGCGGTCGCCCATGCGCCACATCGCGAGGAAGGTCGTGACCGTCGCTGCGCACTGCAGCGCGAAGCTGATCGTGAACAAACCCGCAAGCACCTCCATCACTTCGCCTCCTTGTCCGCGAAGGCCTTCTCGATCAGTTCCGGCGTCGATAGCTTGAAGTCCATCGCGCACTGTTCGCAGAGCAGTACGTCGATCGTCTCGCCGACCGGCACGGCAAGATCGTCGTCCGTTCCCATGACGTTGCCGAGCACCGCACCCGCCTGCCCGCCGCCGAAGAACTGCTCGATACCTTGTGCGCGCTGCACCGCACGCGCGTCGATAAACATCCGCGTGAACTGGAGACGATAGAAGGTCGGCATGTTCGTGTGCATCACGCCCCTGTCGCAGATGCACTTCTTGAAATCGCGATGTTTCATCGCGCGATGATCGCGGGCCATCAGCATTCTCCTATGATTTTGGCCTTGTTGGTCTTACGGCCGCGCAGCCAGAGCGAATACGAGCTCGAGCCGTTCAGGATTTTCGATACGCGATGACAAAGTTCGGGATGCACAACACCGAAGTCGCCCGGTCGCCAGTCGATTCGCATACCGCCATGAATTTCTTCTTCGTATCCGCCCCAGAAGACGATGCGGATGGCATTCGCCGGATGCGTGTGAAAGCAGGTCGGATCGTCGGCGCGGATGAATTTGTGCAGGTCAACCCGATAGCCGGCGAAGTCGAGAAGGCACTTCACGAGCATCGAAGGACGTCCGTCGAGCGAGCCGCGCCACTCGTCCCACGAAATGCTGAAAATCCAGCGCAACAGGGCCCTCATCACGCGCTCCCCTGGGTCGGTGTGTGCTTCAGGTCGTTGGCTTCGGTCGCGAGCGCCGCATCGATGCTCGCGTTGAGAATCTTCACGACGTCGTTCTTGAGTGCCTCTACCCGCTCCCGCTTCCCGCCCCATTCGACCGGCGCGAGAGCAAGATTGACCGTCAGTGCGTAAGACGCGGTCTCCGGCGTGAACGCATCGACCGCGATCAGCACGCGCTCGGCTGCATCGTCCTTCTCCTTTTCGCTGTCGTCTTTCACGCATGACCTCCCTCGAACATTTCATCGAGAGGCTTCGCCGGACGCCCGGCGGCGATCCATGCGAGCTGCAGCCGGTCCACCTGGTCGGCCATCTTGTGCAGCGCCGCATGCAGCGGCCGATGCGGCTCCGCCGCGAAGAACTTGTCGGCGAGGCCGCGCGCGTCATTCGCGGGAAACGAGTTCTTGGAAGCCGAATCGGCAAAGCCGAAGGCCACGCGATAACCGCGCCGGGCATCGAACGTGTGCCCGTACTGCAGTTCGCGCCCGCCCTCTATGTGCAGGTTCAGTGCGCCTTGCGCGTCGCGCATGAACGGTGCGTCGGTCTTCATGCCGCCCTCCACTCGCCTGACGCCGTCCGCTCGAACGGTCCGCGCTGCAGCACCTGCCTCAACTTCTCGCGATAGTGCTTGCGGCCACGCGCCTTCGGATGATCGCGGAAGGCTTCGTAGAGATCGGCAAGCCGCACCGGTCCGCGCCGCGCGCGCATCCATGCCATGAGTTCGTCCCGCCACGTGCCGGAAACGGCAAGCGCCAACACCGAGCGCGGAAGCGCGAGTGGCACGAACTTTCCGGGCAGCCCGCAGGTGGCCAGAATATCGGCATCGGAAGGGCCGAAGGCGATGAGCACGACCGGCGCGCCGCTATCTGAGGGAACGCCTTTTGCCGTAGTGCAGCGGGAGCCGTCCGGCTTGTGGAAGCCAACCCGGCCGCGAATGAAGAACAGCGCCGCCGCAGCGTCGAACATCGGCTGGAACCAGAGCGTCTCGGTACGCGCGTGCACGAGCGCGGTGCCGTGATCGTGCGCGATCATTCGCCGGATGAATTCGCCTACAATGCGCGTGTCGAACGGCGGGTTCAGCCAGATGCGCCCGAAGTCGTCCCACGGCATTGCAAGCGAGTTCTCGCGCGCGGTGATGTGCCTGCGCGCTGTCGGCCAAGGGCGCGGCTCGCTCGCGCAAGGATCGGTATCGAACTGTCCGAGCGGGTCCAGAATCCATCGCGGTGTCAGGTGGACCTGCGACTTGCCGACCGCCCGCTGGCGCGAACCGAGGCTCATGCGCTCGCCCTCCGAGGTTCGCGATAGGACTTTGCAGCCGCCTTCGGCGCTGCGTCCGCCATGATCGCGCCGACGCAGGCTTTCATCTTCGAGACGGAAACCGCGTTGCCGATCTGCTTGATCTGCTCGGTCTTGGTGCCGGCGAATTCGTAAGCGGCTTCTTCGTCCGTGAAGCCCATCGCCGCTGCAAGTTCGTGCGGCTCCAGCATCCGGAACAGGATGTCGTAGTGCTGCCGCGATCCGTCGACGAGCGCAGTCCGCGACGGATCGCCGGAGGAATCGCCGTCCACGACCGGCGTCACCACGCCCTGTGCGAGGTCGACATGGCCGCTCGCCGCGATCGTCGGCACCGGCGCATCGACGCTGTGCACCCGCGGCGCCTGCCCCGGCCGCTCGCCGTGCTGCGCGGTGATGACCGCGAGTTCGCCCCGGTTCGCGCCGGTCACGGTCGGCAGCGGATCGCTTTCCGTATTCAGGGCGCGATCGTGTCCGCCCGCGTGGGTCAGCGGCACCACGATGCCGAAGCGGTCCTTGGTGGTGACGGTCGGCAGCGGCTCTTCCGCCGAGCCCGCCGTCTGGCTCGCACCGTAATAGGACGTGACGAGCACGTGCGACTGCTTCGCGACCTGCGTCGGCGTCGGCTCGTCGACCGAGCGCGGCGCGCCCTCCGCATGCCGCGACAGTACGAAAGGCTCCGCGAGCCAGACGCCGCCCTTGGTGTCGAGCGACGGCACCGGCTCGGTCGTGACCGGCTTCGCTTGGTTATTTCTGCGGCCGTTCATGATCACCGGCTGCGCCAGCCCGATATGCGTGCCATTCGCTGCGATCGTCGGAAGCGGAGCATCGACGCTCTGCCCCGCCATGTGGTTTCGAAGGATGACGAGAAACGGCTCCGGCCAGCCGAACTTCACCGCGCCGGAGTAAATGCGCGCGAGCGTCTTCGGCGCGAGCGGCTTCTTGCGCGCGAAGATCGACTTGCCCTTGATGTTCCAGTCGATGATGTCGCGTGCGGGCTTCCATGGCTTCATCCCGGGGAAGAGCGCGAGCTTGCCGTCATCGCGCTTGAAATGCGTGGGCTGCGGCCAGACGATCGGCTTTCCGTCGAAGCGGATCATCATGATGAATCGCGAGCGCGTGGTTGCATCGCCGTAGTCGGCCGCATTCAGCTTGCGGTATTCGATGCTGGTCGCGCCGAGACGCCAGATCGTATCCACCCATGCACGGAAGTATTCGCCCTTGCGGGATTTGATGGGCTTGCCGGTGCGGACATCGACCGGCCCCCAGCCGACGAATTCCCAGACATTCTCGATGATGGCCCGCTTCACCCGCAGCTCGGTGAACCAGGTGACGATGTGCCAGGGGTCGGAGCGCTGCTGGTCCGAGGTCGGCTTGCCGCCGCGTGCGACCGAATGGTGCGTGCAGGTCGGGCTCGCCATCAGGAGATCGAGATAGCCCTCCGGCACGACCAGGTGCGGGCGCACACTCGCGATGTCCTGACAGTAGTGCCGCGCCTCGGGATGATTTTTCTTGTGCGTCTCGATCGCGACATCCCAATGGTTGACGCAGACGAGTTCCATCTCGAGTCCGAGTTCGGAAAGCGCGCGCTGGCACCCGGTCGACGAGCCGCCGGCGCCGCACAGCAGATCGGCGACGAGGATTTTGCGCCGCCTCATGATTTCGGCCCCGGCTCCGGCTGTGCCGCCCTGCCGGCTTCGATATCCGCGAGAGGCTCGCCCGCCGCGCGCCTGGCCACGATCGCCAGTTCGAGCCCGAGCGCGGCACATGCGTCCGAGAAGAGGTCGATCTGCGGCGTGCGGTTGTAGCGCCACATCGAGGGTGTTGTGCGCGCGCAGCCGATACGCGCGGCAAGATGCGAGAAGCAGACCCGCTGCCGGTTCATTTCCGCGACGAGGTCGCGCACCAGCGGATGCGCGCGGACGGGATCGGGGATTTTCCCGGCCCAGCGCGCCTCGCCGCGGTTCAGCAGGTTGCGCAGGCTGGCCGCGCAGAGTTTCGCGCCCTTCTTCGGGCCGCGGCGGACGGGGTGACGGAGCGGCGCGTTCCCATCCCGCGCGGCAGGCTCCATGAACTTGCTCATGCAGGAAACTCCGAATGCTCGGCCCCGTCGAGCAGGCGGCCGGCGCGCTTCTTGCCGAGGCGAAAGACCCATTCGCCATCACCGCCGAGCGGCATGGTGAAGCCGTTCTCGGAAATCTCCCACGCGCCGTTAGCATATTTGGCGCAAGGGCCGCGTCCCTCGAAGATCGGATCGCTGGCCGCCAGCGGACCTGTGTCCGGACACCACTCGCCCCATTGCTTGAAGAAGAACGGCACGCCTGCGGCTTCGCATTGATCGCGAAGCGAGCGCGCCCAGTCCGGGTGCATCGGCCGCGCACCGGGGCCGCTCTCGCCGCCGACGATGATCCAGTCGAGTTTCGCGCAGGGCTCGACATGCAGCAGAGACACTCCGCGCAGCCCATCGACTGCGTTGTAAACTGTGCCGTCGCCGCTGGCGTTAATGCCCCGCAGATCAATCGCCCCGATCAGCGGCTCGCATGACACGAACCGGATCGCCGCCGGCGTGTTGAGTAGGTGCGGGATGCGTTCGTCGGCTTCCTGCTGCCGCTCGGCCGAGACACCGAGCCAGACGTTCGGCAGCGGCCATGCGCCGGGAATGTGGCCGTCGGCATCATCGCCCAGCACATCGCGCGCCGCCCAAAGCCATCGGGTCTGCATTCTCTCGCGCCCGACGCCGAAGTGATTCCGCATCCGCTCCGCGCGCTTCGTCAGCACCTGAAACGTGTGCTGCGGCGAAAGCGCCATGACGGCGAAGACCTTGTCGATCCATGCATCCGGCACCTTCTCGTGAAACAGATCGCCGTGCGCGCAGACGAAGATCCGGCGCGGCTTGTTCCAGCGAAGCGGCTGCGTGAGCCATGCCTCGTTGAGCCGCACCTTCCCGTTCCAGACCGGGCCTGCCCTGGTCTCGTCGGTGAGGCCCTTGCGCGAAGCGTGATGGCGCAGCCGCGTGCCCGCGAGCTTCATCGCGTAGCAATGCGTGCAGCCCGGCGAGACGATCGAGCAGCCGGTGACCGGATTCCAGGTCGCGTCGGTCCACTCGATCTTGGTGTGCTCAGCCACGTTCGCCTCCTGCGATTTCGCCGGCGCGCATCAGCAAGTCGCGCGAAAGCGAGTTGATGCGCTCGCCATCGTCACGCTGATCGCCGGGAGTAATGCGAATCGAGTAGTCCGCGCCTTCGCGCGTGAGAGTCACTTGCCGCCCGAAACGATCGGCGCCGAGCAGCCATTCTTTCTTCGTCGGGATCGTGTAGTGCCCGGCCATCAGCCCTGCCTCCGCAGAAACGGCGGGATGTCGAGATCGTCGGGTTTCTGCGCATCGCCTCCGGACCGCGCTTCGCGCGCCTCGATCGGCGATGCGTTTTCGAACGCCTTCATCGCGGCCACGTCGCCGCCGGTCGAGCACGCGTCCGGAGGCGGCGACGTACCCAAACAAGTTGCGCCCGCAGATGCACTGGCGGACACTGCCGCTGCGGGCGCGGACGAAGCGGACGGGTCAGCAGGTCCCTGCGCGGACGGCTGGCCTTCCTTGCTTGCCGCTTCGTTTTCGTAAATTTCGCCAGTATTCGGATCGTGCGCAGGCACCTCGGCCGCAGCGCACGTTGGCACCGCGCCGTCGAGCGGAGCAGGCGCATCCTGCGTAGTCCGCGGCGCTGTGCCTTCAGAAGACGGCGCGTCCAGCCCCCACGCGGTCCATCCCGGCCGCGCGCGGCGCGCGTTCAACTCCAGCTTCGGGATGTTCGGGAAGTGCCGCTCGAAAATCTCGTACTGCCAGTCGGGTTTTTCGCTGTGCGCACCCTTATCGCCGGGCAGCGCGGAATCGAACTGTGTGCCCTGCGCCGGCGGCACCACCTTGCCGCGCGTGCCGATCAGCAGGAGTTCGTGCTTGTTGCGGTTCCAGTAGCCGAGCCCGATCGAGGGCTTGCTCCATGCGAAGTTCGTCTTGTAGGCGAAACCGCGCAATTCCATGACCCGGATCGCGATCGCAAGATGCTGGTTCGTGGTCCACATGCCGAGCACGCAGTCCTCGGCCGCAACCGAGAAGCGCTCGGCGGTCGCCGCCACGATTTCCTCCGGCGCGTGGGCCGCTTTCGCGGTCGGGTAGTGATTGCTGGCGTGGCGGTCCATGCCGCTGTCGCGGCTCCAGACCTCGTGATCCCATTCGAAGTCCTCGAGCATCACGCCGAACTTCCGCTCCGGCAGCGCGAGGATTTTGCTGGCGAGCTGCTGCTCGCGCGCGGCACGGCGTTCTTTCTTTTTCTGGGTATCGGAGGCGCGTACGTCGCGCACGATCTTGCCGAAGGCCTTCCGCCCTTCCTTGGTCAACTGCCCCTTTTCGTCGAGCGGCAGCGAGATCACGATCTTGGCCTGCTCTTCCTTCGGCAGTTCGGCGATTTCGGCGGCGGCGGAAACCGACACCTCGCCGCGCTCGACCGCTGCGCGCACTTCCGGCACCGCGTGGTCCTGGACCTTCGCCGCGCGCTCGACCGAACGCTTGCCCACGTTCAATCGTTCTGCAGCCTCGGACTGCGAAGTTTCAGGTAACCTTTCGCCAATTGGCGAAAGGTCAGTCCGGCCGCCCTGCCGCATGTTCGCGATCTTCGCCGCGACCATGGCGCGCTGGCTTTCGTTCAGGTGCCGCCGGTAGAGGTTCTTCGACAGCACGAAGCCGAGCGCATCCAGATCCTCGCCCGCGGCGGCGCGCGCGTGCGCCCACGGCGTCTCGGCAAAGTCGATTTCCGCGCCCGCGATCGCCTCGGGCTCGAAGCCGAGTTCGATCAGCGCCTGCTCGCGGTTGCGGCCGTCGAGGATCATGTCCTCGAAGGTCACGATCGGCTCGTTCAGCCCATTCGCCTCGATATCGGCGCGCAGCTGCGCGTGCGATGCCGCATCCAGCATCGGGAAGAGTTCGGCCAGCGGATGATGCGCGCGCCGCTCCATCAGAACAGCCCCGTCTGTCGGCCGTTGTTCTGGATATCGCGCGCGCAGTCCGGGCAGCGGTGCTCATAGGTGCCGTTGCCGTGCCGGATGATCTTCCAGCCGAGCTGCTTGAAGCGCGCGACGGCGTCGGCGAACTTCTCGAAGGCCAGGATCGAGCACTTCTGCTCCCCGCCGGCACAGCGGTCGCAGGCGATCTCCCAGTCGTCGTCTTTTTCGTTTTTGTGGATGGTCATGTGGCTTTTGCCTCCTCGCGGGCGAGCGGCCACGACAGCGCGCCGACAGCCGGATCTTTTTCCTTCAGCCGCCACAGGCGCGGCTTGTCCAAATTCGGGTGCGGTGCAAAGGTGTGAACGAGCTTCGCCATGACCGGCTCGCGATCCATGTTCCATCCGACCTTTGGTCCGATGATGAAATGGCGCTTGAGCCCTTCGCACCACTGGCGCATCAGCGCCGGCGAAGCGCATTCGAAGGCGCGCGCGAGCTCAGCAAGCTGCCCGTCGGCGATCACGTAAGGCTTCAGATAGCGCCGAAGAATGCGCTCACGCTCGTCCTGACCGGGCAATTCGATGTTGATCTGGATATCGAAGCGCCGCCAGACCGCCTCATCCAGCGATCCAGCGTGGTTCGTCGCGGCGAGCAGAATTCCGTCGTATCGCTCGATCGCAGCGAGCAGCACGTTTACGGAGTTGTTTCTCTCCTGCTCGGCACCCTGACGCGCTTCCATGCGCTTCGCGCCCAGAGAATCGAACTCGTCGAGAAACACCACGCAGCGTTCGGACTTCTCCGCTGCATCGAACAACGCCCCGATATTCCGGCCCGTCGAGCCGATATAGGCATCGATCAGCCGGTCAGAGCGGGCCACGAGAAGCGGCAACCCAAGACGCGCCGCCAGGTGATGCGCGAGCGTCGTCTTTCCGCAGCCGGGAGGCCCCTCGAACAAGGCCTTTTTGCGCGGCTCAAGTCCGACCTCCTGCAACTGCTTCAAGGCCCACATTTCTTCGAGCCATTCAAGCAGCGCCGCGCGAACCGATTTTGCCAGAATCGGCTCCATCGCTTCGCGGGGATCGAGCACTTGCCCGAAATCGGAAAGCTTCGCGTTGGAAACGTCGCGCGGCAGCAAAGGCTAGTCCTCCCCCATGCCGTCGGAATTCGCGCCGCGTCGCCATCCTTTGTCCCAGCGCGGGCGGCGCGGGTCGTCGTGCGGAAACGGATTGCGGATGACCGGCGTGTTGTTCTGCGCCGCCGACTCGCCCAGCGACTCCGCTTCGTCCTCGGTGCAGTCCGGAACCGGTTCATGCTGTCGCGGCGGATTGCCGGCTGGCTGCGGAGCGCTGGCAGCAGGTGCGTCGGCCACGTCCTCTGCCCGCGCTTGACCGCTTTCATCGCGCGTGAAGCGCTTGTTCATCGAGCCAATCTTGACGACGATGCTGCCGCCGATCGGCACGATTTTCAGCATTCGTTCGATAAGTTCGGATTCGGCGAGACCGTCCTTTCCTGCGATTCCGACTTCGCGGAACAGCGGCGGAGTTGGTATCATGCCGAGCGCGGACCAGTAGAGATCGTCGAGCGCATCTTCCTCTGCAAGGTCATGCGGTGCTTTCTTCCGCCGCTTCAGGGCGCGATTGATCGCCGACGGATTGAAGCCCTGGGATTTCATTTCCTGCTTCACCGACTTGATCTCGTCGGCAATTTCCTGCTTCTCGACTTCCAGCCGCTCGATCCGCTCGATACCCGACCGAAGCTGCTCTCGCGCAATTCCGTTTGTCATCGCCTCACCCATTCTTCTGGTCCTTGAAAACCGGCAGCAGGCGTTTGCACTGCGCGAGATATTCGTCGCGGGCCTGCATGAACTTCCACGGCATGCCGATCCTGCGCTTGAGCGGCTCGACCCGCTCGCCGTGCAGGGTGCGGTACTCCTCGGGCGGATCGCCCGGCATGAATTCGCGCCATTCGGTGAGCAGCATCACGCGGTCGAAATGCTCGACCTCGGCGTGGATACGGGGCGGAACCGGCCATTGCAGCCCGGCGGCGCGGTGCACCGCATCCGCGGCGAGGTTCTCCATGCGCCGGTCGGCGGCGCGCATCCGCTCGAGAATCTTTTCGATGGTCGCGAGCGGGAACAGATCCTGCAGTTCTTCCGCAAGCACGACCGGTCGCGCGTTCTTCTTCGGCGTGGTTTCGTCCTGGAAGAAATACTCGTGTGCGTCGTGCACGTTGAAATAGGGCTGTGCCTCCTTGGAGCACAGTTCGGTCCCGAATTTCAGGTGTTGCGCGACCGTGTAGCCCGGCGGGTTCACCGCGCCGCCGTAGCGCACGAGCTGCGCCAGATGGTGCGCTGCATCCGCGAAATCCACCTTCGCGCGATCGGGATAGGCCAGGTCGATCTGCCGCCCGGAGACGGAAGTAAAAAGCCTCATTCTTCGGTTTCCCTGTATGTGCTCCAGCGCCGGTTCGGCGAGAGCAGCCACCCCATCAGTGCCGCGCAAAGCACGGGCGCGAGCGCGACAGCGGCGGTGAGATAAACCTCAAGGAGTGCGGCGCGCATCATCAGAGCGGCTCCCGGATTTTCATGCCGCCCGCCGCGCACGCTTCGGCGTTCTCGACCTGCGACAGAGGAGAAGCCGAGGAGGGCTGCGCGGCGGGGGCCTCGCCGGCCGCGCGCAACCCGCACCGCCGGCCGACAAGCTCGTCGTGATCGACCGAACCCGCGTCCTGCGCGAGCCGCGCAAACGCGAGCCGCCGCGCAAAATGCGCGGGCACCGGTTCGTCTTCGTTCATGCCGAGCACTAACCGCGCCGCTTCGTCGCTTTGCGCGCGTGTGATCGTCTGCACGTTGTCTTCTGCGAGATCGGCGACCCGCACGTCGCCGTTCGGACGGCTCTCGATCACGACCTCGCCCTGCTCGGGCAGATTGAAGAGGCGCGCGCGAATGATCGGCATCACGCCCTCCCCGCGACCGGCATCAGCGCGAAGGCAGCACGCGTGGCGCGCTTGTTCTGGTCGGCGAGCAGCGCACAGAAATCGATCGCGCCCTGTCCCAGATCGCCCACCGCCTTAAGTGCCAGCGCTGCGCGCACGGCGCGAAGCAGGGCAATCTCCAGCCAGATAATGACGGCGGCGGCGAACAGATATCCGGCGGCGCTGGACGCAGAAAACACGAAAGCCGCGAGTAGCACCACGATCCAGGCGGCATGGATGCAGGCCTGCCGCATGTGCCAGCGCGCGCGGCTTCGCGCGAGCGCGATGTTCTGCTCGAGCGTGTTGCCTGCGAGACGGCGATCAATGGTTTCAGGATCAACGCGCATCGGCGTCCTCCTCGCGCGGAAACACCGCGTAGATCGCCGTCTCGGAAAGCGGGAATCCGTTGAACGCGTTTGCCCGCATGACCTCGACGCGCACTCTCCATGTGCTCCAGTCGGCGATCTTCGAGAGATCGACGCCCGCGCTGCGCGCGAGGCGAAACTGCGCCCAGCTGCGGTTCGTGGTCAGCGTCCACACGAAATCCGCGCAGGCTCCGGCGACATAGGACGCCGCACTTCCTGCGCGCAGTGCGCAGGCAACAAGAAATCGTTTCAGCAAATGGCGCATGCCTGCTGACCTTTCCCGCCGACGCGGGCGTTGGTGTTGAAATCCGCCTTGCCGACCGCGCGAACGCGGGCGGTTACTCCCTCACAAGTCCTTCAAGCGTTTCGCGCCGCGCGCGAGTTGATCGTCGATCTGCACCTGCTCGCGCATGATTTTTGCGGCGGCCGTCATGGCGCGCAGGTCCCGCACCCATGCGGGCACCGGCAGGCCTGCCTTGCGGCGCTCTTCGGCAAAGGCGTCGATGAACGCGACACCGTTGTCCGAGAAGATCAGATTGATGGCGGTGTCGAATCCGCCGACGCGCGTCTGCGCGACGAAGCGCTCGCAGTTGCGGATCGAGTGACCCGTCGCGAAGCGCAGTTCCTTGGCGGCATCGCGCTTTTCGGCGCGGCAAATGCCCTGCACCACGCGCATGGCTGCGGAAAAATAGGTCTTCGCCCACTGGCGCGCGGGCCGCGCCGGGGAGAATGCGACCAGTTGGTCGTTTGTGGCTTTTTGCGGAATCGCGCCGATGGCGGAGGTTCTGCTCATGAAACGCACTCGACTTTCTTGTGAAGCGCCGCGAGCCGCTCCAGCGTCACGCCCGGAATCTTGTGCTCGCGCGCATACGCGACGATCGCCGACCAGTAGCTGCCGGGAATGGAGTTGCGCCGCCGGAAGTCGGCCGCGCGCGGGGCCGGGTTGTCGGCAAAGCCGCAGGCCTGGCCGAACTTGGTCGGCCCGCCGAGCTCGGCGATGAGCCTGGCGATGGAGTCCGGGGCGGGCTGCGAATCAGCGGTAACCATGAATCGAGCGTTACGCAAAATGCGTAATGAAGGCAACGCAAATTGCGTAACGCAAGGTGCGACCTTTCTGGCTATGAACAGTTTTAAGGACCGTCTGATCTGGGCCCGTAGAAACCGGGGCTTCCACACCGCCGTGGAGGCCGTCGAAGCCTTCGGCTGGAAGCAGTCCACCTATCTCGGCTACGAGAGCGGCGACCGCACCCCGCACTGGACCAAGGTGAAGCAGATCGCCCGCGACTTCGGCGTGCGCTGGCCATGGCTGCTCGACGGCGAAGGCGTGCCTACGGCCAAGGCCGCGCGCCGTATGCGCCTCATGGGCTATGTAGGTGCCGGCAACGAGATTCATCCCTTCGACGGCGATGCTCTCGGCGACGAGATCGACATGCCGCCCGGCACCGCCGACGAGCTCGAGGCCGTCCGCGTGGACGGCAACTCGATGTATCCGCGCTACTTTGCTGGCGAAATCATCTATTACCGCAAGCTGCAGGAAGCGCCGGCGCGCTTCATCGGGCGCGAATGCGTGGTCAAGCTGCTCGATGGCCGCATGTTCGTGAAGATCCTGCGCCAGGGTACCCTGCCCAGGATGTTCAACCTCGACAGCTGGAACGCGGGGCCCATTGAAAACATTGCCGTGGAATGGGCCTGTACGGTACGCTTCCGCGGCTAGGAAGGTTTTCCC